AGTGGCGACGCTCGCTAAACTCATAGTTTCCATCGGGGCCAACAGCGCCGAGTTCACGACGGAGATCAACAAGGTCCAGTCGGAACTGAAAAACTTCCAGAAATCGACGAAGGATCTCGATGCTGTCATGAACCCGATCGGCACGGCGCTCAGGGCTGTTGGTGTTGCCGCCGTCGCTGCCTTCTCGGCCGGGGGCGCTGCTGCCCTGGCCAGCGGGCAAATCATCGAGAAATACCGGATGTCGCTCACGACGCTCATGGGTTCATCAAAAGCAGCGGGTGAGGCGGTCGCATCCGCACTGAACCTTGCTTCTAAGACCCCGTTCACGGATGACGAGCTGCTTGCTGCCACCGTCGCTTTGACAAAGTTCGGCCAGGACGCCAAAACAGTTTTGCCACAGGTCGCCAACATGGCCGCTGCGACCAATGGAGACGTTGCGAGCGCGGCAGAGGCGTACGGGCGTTTCCTGCTCGGGCAAACCAAGGCCCTGTCTGCTTACGGTATCAACAAGGCCATGGTCCTCGCAGAGGGCGCTAAAACAGAAGCTGGCATCGAGATCGCGAACCAGAAGGGTACGATCGTCAACCAAGCTGCGTTCAATACTGCCCTGCTTTCTCTCATGGACAAGCGGTTCAAGGCAGGGGCAGTATTACAGGCCAACTCGCTGGGTGGTCTCATCAAGGGCATGAAGGACACAGGCGAGGACATTCTCAGAACTATCGCCGGGTTCTCGGATGACGGTACTGTCCGCGTTGGGTCCATGTTCGACTTCTTCAAGCAGGGCATCACCGCTGTGCTGGCAAAAGTCGAAGAATGGAAGGCCAACGGCTCTCTACAGAAATGGGCCGACGATGTCGGGGCGGCGATCACCACCTTCTTTACAAATGCCAAGATTGTCTTCGGCTGGATGGTCGATATTGCCACCTTCATTGCCAAGAACTGGGATTTAATCACTCCGGTATTGGGCGGCGTTCTTGGGGCATTCCTGGCTTTCAAGGTTGTGACGGGCGTGGTCGATGGTATCGCTATCGCTGTTGCCGCTCTCAAAGACGTCTTGATCGTTACCAACGGCGTGCTGGCACTGACGCCTATCGGGGCGATCATGCTTGCCGTGGCCGCCCTCACAGTCGTGGTCATTGCAGCTGCCAACGCCTGGCGGGACTACAACGCGGCCATGAACCCGAAACTGACAACTAATGCATCGACGGACAACATTCAGGCTCTCAGAACAAAACTGGACCAGTTCGACAAGGACACCGCCAAGAACCTGCAGGTCGGCAAAGAATCAGCGGAATGGACACAGGACCAGATCACCTCATATGAAGCAGCGCGAGCGAAGGACCGTCTGGTCATTCAGCAGCAGCTGCAGAGCAACATCGACGGTGTGCGCGGCGCGGCGATGAACAAACAGGCTACGGCACAGACGGACGCAATCGCTAAACAGAAAAAGGAGGCAGCCGCAGCGGCAGCCGCGATAGCGGCAGCTGAGCAACAGGCGCGCGATGCCAGGGCGCCCGAAGAGAAAGCGGCAGCCGACAAGGCACTGAAGGCAGCTCAGGCGCACGCTGCGGAAGTTCTGAAGATCAACTCAGACCTGGATGATAAGACATACAAGCTGAGCCATACGGTGGTTGAGGGTCAGATCTACGACCTCGCGAAGGCACGCGATGCGGCGATCGCCGATGGTGGCTCGAAGCTAAAGGCCGACGAGGCATATACTCTGGCAGCCAAGAAAGTCTATGATGACGCCCGAACGTCAAAGGCAGCAGCCGACAAAGACGCCGCTGACAAGACGCTGCAGGCACAAAAGGACGCGCAGGACAAATATATCGCCTCTCTGGCTGATTATGTCAGCAAGCAGAAGAACATCTTTTCGGCGCTGACTTCTATCATCATTGACAACTACAACCTTGAGAAGACTAAGGCTGTCAACGACCTCAACACAGAGCGTGACACGGGAATCAACGACCTCAATGACATGATAACCAAGCGTCAGGATAAGTTGACCTCCGACCTTGATACAATTGGTAAGATGAAGACTGAAGCTGTCAATGCTCTCAACGCAGAGCGGGACGCAACGGTCAATGCCCTCAACGACATGATAACGGCACGTCAGACCGAACTTACCTCGACGCTGGATGCGATTGACACGGAAAAGGCTGCCACCGTCAACGCCCTGGATGACATCATCAACAAGCGCCAGGACGAACTCAATTTGACGCTGGACGCAATCAGTAAAGAGAAAGCCGCTGCACTTGGACAATGGGACGCTCAGATTCAGGCACTTCAAGATACACAAACGGCAGCACAGAACACAGATACGCTCTCTGGTCTCCGAGACACTTTCTCCAATGCGAAGGACGCCCCTTCTATCTTGGCAGCACAGAAGGCTATCGACAAGGAACTTGCCAAGGAAGCATATGATACCCAACTGGCGAGCCTCCAGAAGCAGAAACAGGCGGCATCGGACACGTATGACGCTGAAACAGCGAAGGCACAAAAGTCGGGGGACGCTCAGATCCAATCACTCAAAGATCAGGTCACTGCTGCTCAGACGTCCTATGCCGCCATGACGACAGCCGCACAGAAGTCGGGGAACGTTCAGATTCAGTCACTCAAAGATACGCTCACCGCGGCCCAGTCATCCTATGCTACCCAACTCACTGCCACCAATGCCTATTATGACCAGGTACTGGCAGCAGCCACGAAGTCGGGGAACGCTGAGATACAACAGCTCAAAGACGCGCTGATTGCTTTCCAGAAGTCTGAGGATGACCGTCTCATCTCCATTAACACCTTCTATGACCAGAAGTTGGCGACAGCAAATGTAAACGCTACTGCTGAGGCACTTCTAGCAACCAACACGAATGACCAAATCCTTAAAATGCTTACAGATAGTTTGCCCGAGTATGCAACCCTTGGCGCACAGCTCGGCAATGCCCTGTATGGCGATGCACTGGCGCTTCAAGCACAGTTACTTGCCCTTCAACAGGCTACGGTACAGGTTCAATCCAATGGTAAGGCTCCAGCAGGGCTCAGTGTTGGGACGACGGTCGCCACTGCTGGCGGAGACTACAAGATTACGGCAGTAAAGCCCGATGGTAGTTATACGAGTGTTTCCGTCGCGCCCGTTATTCCTCCGCTGTTTGGCGGGGGAAGTAGTCGAATGCTTATGGCGCACGCCAACGGCGGGTATTTTACCACGCCCCATATCGGCCTGATTGCCGAAAATGGCCCTGAGGCAGTCGTGCCACAGAGTCAGTTCGCTGCGTTCGCTAATCAGGTGGGTGGCGGAGATACTGCAGCTGGACTTCGGCAACTCGGCCTGAAACTAGATATGCTCACGTCCGCGGTGCGTCAAGTTGCGCCCGGCGTCGGGTCAGTTATCAACGGGTTAGGAAGGGCATAAAATGTACGGAAAATACAGTGACGGTTCCCTGATCCAACTGGTCAAGGCTCGCTATACCAGAACCGACCCGCAAGACCTGACGACATATCACGTTCCCCTGACTGATATCAACGGCGCAATCCCGCTCGGCCAGGACTGGCAGACGTGGGTCATCAGCGGCGTCATTGCGGACCCGATGAGTATCCGCTGGCACGACATCGTCATGCTCTCACTTGATAACGTCTCGTGGAGAAAATGTAGAGTTCAGGTGCCAGCATTTCCAAGTAACATGTATCAGCAGAGTCAGTATGAGTTGACCGTCTTCGTCTCGCCTGTCCTCGAGGGACCGATCGTGCGCTATCCTTCCAGTGGCTTTTTATGGGGAAACCAGTCCATCGCCGGGCTCTCCCAGGCGGGCAACGCCCCGGCCTACCCGGTTATCCACTTCCTCGCGCCGCTCTTTTACTGCCCGTTGTCGAACACCCTCGTAGACTTTGTTGGCCAGTCAGTCACCTTCACGCGAGCTGCTTCCAAGGTTCACGCCAGTGTGACCTATCTTATCAACGTCCCCATCTATGACAACGGTCTCTATCTGTCCTCTGATACGGCACAGGACGTAGCAGTGTGGACGCCACCAGCCTCTACGGTGAGAGCAGTGGCGATGCAAATCAAAATGACACGTGCAAGCGGTGCAGGCGCAGCCCTTACCATCTGGTCATCGGCACATAACACGCTTGCCTTCAACACTTCGACGAATGTCCTGACGTGGACAGATGACACCACCACGGTCAGCATCACCTTCCCGACCTCGGCATGGACAGCTGGCACGGTGTTGGATGTCGTCGTTATCCATGACGCAGCCAACGCGGTCACGCTCGCGGTTCATCCAGTGGGTGGTTCATGGGTCGTCGGGACTGGAACGCTCGCACTCCTGACGTGGCTACAGCTGACCCTCGGAAACTTGGAAGGCAGTATTGCCCACCTGATTGAGTTTGGTTACGCCCTGACGAGCGCAGAGTACCAAGCCCTCGCTTACTCCAGCCTGAGCTTGCTGTTCAACACCTTGTTTGTTGGCAATAGGTACGCAGGAGAGATAATCAAGGGTTCTAACAAGCGACTCCTCAATGCCAGTGGAGCTGACATCTCAGCACTCCTTGGCGGTGTGGACATTCCCATCAGTTCAACATCCGTGACCATCGCACAGAGTCAGGGACTTGCCGCTCGATGGTACGTGGAAGTACAGAGGACGGATGTATGACCATCACCTCTGTGAATGTTGTGAATAACGCTGAACAGTGTCAGGTGTTTATTATCATCGATAGTCCGGTTGGGACACCGGAGATCATTGTGCTTATTGATGGCAGGGTTTATGTGGCCACGCTTACTTAGGAGGATAAATGAATCATAAAAACTTTGCACAGACGGCCCTTGCAGCGGCCATTACGGATACGGTCGGCACAAGTATCACGGTTGCTTCTTCTACCACGTTCCCTGCTGCTCCGTTCATCGCCTCTATAGATACCGAGGCCCTGCTGGTCACAGTAGTCGCAGGCACGACGTGGACGGTGACGAGAGGATATGAGAGTTCCACGGCGGCAACACATACCAATGGAACGGCAATCTACCACGATATCAGCGCCGGAGAGGCAGATGGGTTTGCGGTGAAGGCTCCAATCAACCATATCGGTACCCCTGGTCAGATGGGGTTTGGCGTCGGTATCTGTCCAGGGGCTCTTCCAGCGGGCATGGTAGAACTCAACGGAACGCGTGATCTGACCAGCGATAGCTACGGGAACTATCAATTTTCCGATGGCTCGACCATGGTGTGGATCCCGGCGTTCTTCTACAAGTTCGGGACTGGCTCCAATGGCAACGCGGTCAATGTCGTCACAATCAAGCCGCTCTCCGCTTATGCTGACGTCGCAACGGCAAATGCCGATGGCTATGCTCTCCACCGCATGTTCTATGATGGCGGGTTTATCCAGCCCGGCGTGTTCGTCGACAAGTACATCTGCAGTAACAACGGGGGGATAGCCTCCAGTATCAAGAACGGCATCGTGCTGACGAGTGCACAACGTGGCAGCCTGTCGGCGGCCATGTATTCTGCTCTGACGGGCGCACCCGCCAACAACCTCGGAGGCTCGCAAGCCGCAAGCAAGAAGAGGGGCGCCAGTTTCTTCGCCAACAGCCGTTTCATTCAGGCGGGGCTCGCGCTGCTGGCTCTCGCGCATGGTCAGGCAGCCACATCCACGCTGAACTGTGCATGGTATATGGTCAACAGCATGTTCCCCAAGGGCTGCAACAACAATGCCCTGGGCGACGCACAAGACGGAACCATCCTGTATGTCAGCGACGGCAATGGGACGTACAACGTCGGTAAGACCGGGTCCGCTAACTACTTCAGCAAGACCACGCACAACGGACAAAATAGCGGGGTTTGCGACCTGAACGGATTGATCTGGGAAGTCGGATTCGGCTTAGGGTCGAACGGTACTGATTATTTTATCCTCAAGACTGTCAAGGCCATGAAGGCACTGACAGGCAGCAATACTCTGGCTACCGACTTGTTCGGAGCAAGCGGACTGGCAGCAAACTATGACGACATCGGGGCAACCTATGGTGCAGTGCTCGCGTCCAACACGACAAAAGTCTATGGTAGCGCTGCCCAGGTGTTCAGCGAAGCAGTAAGCGGTAATGCCTGGGCGGCTGCTGGTTTAGGAATCCCATTGGCTGGCGGCGTTGGTGGGTCAAACCTCTTTGGCAACGACCAGCTATACGATGCCAGGTCTAATGAGATGTGTCCGATTTCGGGTGGGAGCTGGTTCGATGCGTCGCTCGCGGGTGTGTGGTCGCTCAGTTTGGGCAGCTACCGGGCGGACTCGAACAGCACTATCGGGTTCCGCTCTGCCTTATATCTTTTGTAGGAGGCTGGAATGATTTACGCTTACGGAAAGTTTATCGACAATTTGCGAACGGTGGAAATCTTGCTCCCCGTAGACGGGATGGAGCGTCTCGGGACGGAGCTGGCCACCGTTGACGGCAGGACGTACGTGTACCTGCCTGATACTGCTGCATTGCCAGTCCAGCCACCGGAGATCACGGTGGAGGGCGCGATATTGACGCCGGAGCTATTGGACGCCATCAAGAGCGCCAGCCCTCACGTGCTGCTGATCAATGCACGCGTTGTGGAGCAAATCAGGCAGAGATACAGTCTCGATGATGAGATAAAGATGCTGCGCATAGCTCCGAGCGACGAATCATCAGCGTACGTTGCGTACGTCGAAGAGTGCGTGGCATGGGGCCAAGCTGAAAAGGCGAAGATAGGGCTGGGGACGAGCTAGCGGGGTGGGATGAATAACCTCTCTTTCCTGCGCCATACCTTCCTTCGAGGATTCTACTCCAATCCGTTCACTCTGACCTATACGGCTGGAGCGAATGGTTCTGTCGTGGGGGCGTCTCCTCAGGTCGTGGATGCCGGAAATAGTGGCTCACCGGTAACGGCTGTTTCGAATATCAACTATCGCTTTCTCAGTTGGAGCGATGGAGTCTTAACCGCGACAAGAACGGATACAAGTATCTCGGGCAACATTACCGTTACTGCCAACTTTGTCGTTCTTGTTTACACTGTCAGCATTCCTTTGGAACGCGGGTCTCACATCCTCTCTGTTCAGACGACTGATTTGGTTGGGACCACCATGACGTCTCCGAAAACCTACGTCATGGCCTATGAACTCACAGAATACGGGATAGATGTGTACTCAGCTGATGCCAAGCTGGATGCCTTCGACGTGGTGCTGCATGATGAACTATTGCCTGCCCTGCCGACACTGGACTTCACCTGTGCAACGCTCCTGAGTAGTTCCATAGGAGCGGTTGTCAGGGAACGCGGCCTCAAACAATACCAATTCACCATCAAGACAGTGATCGCCGCAAACGGCCTGTACCAGTACGTCTGTGATGCCACAGAGAAGTACGTCCTGACTACTGCAATCATGACTCTCCAGACAGCCTATGGTGCAACATCTGACGCTATCAAGTTGATTGTACCCTCCCTGAATATCGTCAACGCGAGTCTGCTGGCACAGGCAACCTATCCACAACTACTTATGAACATCACACCCATAGATGTCATCGAACAGCTCATGATCCAGGCTCTGGCGCAGGCAAGTGTTCGCAATGGCAACCTGTATGTGTTCCCGCTGGACGTCAGTACTCAAATACCAGACTATCATATGCAACGCATTGACCCGCTCACGGCTTGGCAGCGGGACGAGGACATCTATGACGCAGTCGTGGCACATTATACAGTCAAGCAATATCCGACACCCGCCACCATCCTGACCCTCAATAACGCAGCCAGCTGGACGGGCACAGTGACAGATGTCACACAGGTAGCCACGACCCTGTTGCCGGTTCCAAGTGGCGCGTTGGGTATGTTGAAATCGGTAGGGAACGCATCACGGGCGGGACTGAGTACCCTGTTCCAGTATTTTGACAGAGTTCAATTCGGCTGGAACCCTGTTACGGCAACGACTGTCCTCATCTCGCTCCAGCAGGACGCGAACAACAAACTGGAGTTTACTCATTACTTCAATGGACAGGTCGGCGCGGGCTTCGTTCTTAATCCTCCTGGTACGGTTTCTACGGATACGCTCACGAAGAACATCACACTTTCACCTGTCCAGTACGTCATGTCGGTAACAGGGAACACGACTGCAAACTGCTCCTATCGTGTGACCCTCTTGGATGCTGGTGGAGCGGTTATCTGGCAAGACGCATGGCGCAGTACCATCGGTGACACCTTCGAGGCTGACGTACCTACGAGTGCATCGCAAGGGAGCCAAGTAACGACGGTCAGGATAGAGTTCAAGGACTTGTACCTCATTGGCGCGGACTACGGAGTTCAGTGCATCCAGTGCAATATTCAAGTGCAGGTATATCAACAAACTGGTTCTCATCAGGTATTGACTGGGTCGCATCAGGTATTGACTGGGTCGCATCAGGTACAGACGGGATCTCATTATCAGGTTGTTTCATTGACACAGTACACCATCGTTTGGGGTTCCTATTCCGGCTATGACGGCTATGTTTGGACTTATTGGGTCGCCGTCGCCGTCGCTGCTCTCGGTTCTGGTCAGATATATCAAAGTCCTGCAACCGTAAGTTCATTGCCTAGTGGGGCATCATTACTTGCATGTGTTTATGACCCTCCGAATAGTGCTTACCCTAATGGTGATTATTCTATCGGTATACGCGTGCCAACTGGCGGTAGCCAGCCAAACTCAGTTCTGACGGCTACTCTTTTGCAATTAGTCTACGACTACACCACAGTCTACGACTACACCACAGTCTACGACTACACCACAGTAAATGACTACAGCTGGGTGTCTTCTTACTTCATGTGGAGTTCGTCCTTCAATCTCTTCGAGGCGGTGGACGTGCCGCTGAACACGATGATCCGCACTGGCAATCCTGTGACTCTCCAGACGATTGCGCTCACGTTCACTGGAGACAACTACGTGGACACACTGGTACTCGTCGTCGATAACCCTCTGCCAGCCACTGTCAGAGCCGGAACAGGGTCGAGGGCATTTGTCGTTGCGGAGAACTTCAACTCAGCAGCAGGCGCACAAGTATACGCCGATGGACTGCTGCCCATCGTCTCCGTGGCGCGAGAGCAGTACACGCGTGATGTCTCGCTGGCAACTGACCTCTCCGTGGGCGACACCGTCAACGGGGACGGCACGAACTTCACTGTCCGCTCAATCGACTACAGACAAGACGGCAAAACCATAGCAGTAGGTCAGGCTATGGACACGTTGATGACACGACTTCAGGAAGAGACACGACGGATAGATATTCTTGAAAGGAAGGTGTGACATGTACATACGCGCACGCTTTGATGCTTACCTTGACCTGTCAGTCGGTTCACTGGACACCATCTCAGCAGAACCTCTCCGAACGTGGAAAGTGACCGGAACAGACGCCGCAATCGAAGCGTTCCGCGTAGCAGTCGGCGGGGTAGTTGTTCCTGATAAGGACGTCGTGGTGATGAAGACTGGGGGGAAGGTGGCTGCCGCAATAGTGGAGAAGGTAGCACAGAAAACAGTGATAGAGGCCAACCTTGCTGAAATAGTCGCTGAGTTGCTGGTACTTCACACTATTCCAGTTGAAGTCATTGCCAAGCCGGTTGAAGTGGTTGTTAAACCACTGGAGCTGTAGATGAAGTTCCCAGTGTGGTTGAAGATTGTGGCGTTGACCGTGCTTGTTGCGGTGATACTGATGGACGTGATGCTACTGTGCTCGCGATAGGGGGTTGAAATGCCAGACGACAAAGTCAAGGCGGTGTGCATACAGCGCACCGAAGACGCCAAGGCGAAGGTGGAGCGTGAAATCCAAGACATGAGACATGAGCGGGAAATGCAGATCGCCGAGACGAACAAGAATGTCTCCGACTTAAACACAGCCCTCGCCATCCTGACAAAAGACGTCACGTCACTCGTTGGTGACGCGAAGGAAAAAAGCAGCCGTATGGATAACCAGGACAAGCTCATTGCTACCAGTCAGGAACAGATGACCGCTATCTTGAGCTGGCAGAAAGAAGAACTGGCGCGCCATACGCGGGAAGAGATCGAGAAGAAAGAGGCTATTGCAAAAGTGGAGCAGGACCGCAAAGAAAGGAGCAAGCCGTGGCTGCAATTGGTCTTCAACATCCTGGAGAAGTTCGTATGGATATTGCTGACCGGCGCCTTGGCATGGATGGCATACATGCTGGCGATTGCAAAAAGAATGGTGGCAAGATGAATGACATCAAGAAAGGATTTGACTACGCGTCAGCAAGGCCCGACTTGGATGCATTGAGGGCGGCAGGCGTATTCGTAGCAAGATACGTTTGCGCCATCTTCGGCACAAAGGTCATCACGAAAGAGGAAGCGGATGACATCAAGGCTCACAATCTTGGTCTGGTGCTTGTCTACGAACAGTATGAGCATCGTCCTGAAGAGGGACGTGCCGCAGGACACGCAGATGCTCTTGTGGCGCTTTCACAGGCGCGGGCTGCGGGCTTTCCCGAAGATAGGCCCATCTACTTCGCGGTAGACTTCGACGCACGGCCTATTCACCAACCCTCTATCGACGAGTATCTTCGCGGTGCAGCCGAAGTCCTCGGCCTTCCGCGTGTCGGTGTCTATGGCGGTATCAACCTCATCGACAGATGCTGGGCGAGTAAGACTGCAACGTGGTTTTGGCAGACAGGCGCATGGTCTTACCATAAAGAATCCATCCATGCCAACTTCGTCCAGATGACCGACTTAAACGGAACGATAATGGGCGGTGAAAAGGTTGATATCAACGAAACGAGGCAAGCGGATTGGGGAGCAGCATTCATGGAGAAACCAGTTGTAGTACCTGCACCTAGAGTATTGACGAAGGCTGAACTGAAACTTATTGACCTCAAGATCATTGACCCGGGACATGACCCTACTGGTGTTGTGTCGTGGGGCGCTATGGAGTGGACAATCTATCGTCTACTCACGTATCTAGGCAAATAGGAGGTACCATGAACAATCTACCGAGTATGTGGATATGGGTGATTGGCTTCTTTGCGCCGATCATCGCGTCTGTCCTGCTCAAGAAGAACTGGGACGGACGTATCAAGCAGTTGATCGCCTTCGCGCTGTCAATCGGTCTGGCCATCCTCGTCATGTGGCTGGACGGATCGCTGGCCAAGGTGATTGCGGCCGGAAATCTCCCGTATATCCTGGGAGCCGTCCTTGGCGAGGCAGAGTTCGCCTTTAAGCAGATTTGGTCGCCGTACCTGTTGGAGACTGCGGTCGAAAAGAAAGCGACGGTAGACTTGAAGCAGGTGCTCTACGTTGACAAGGCCATACCTATTATTGATGCTGGCAAGCCGATCGTCCCGGCGACAACGCCGACAGAAGAGTTGAAGTTGTAGCCTCACCTGCCAGGAGCAGGAAGAGATCCTCGCCCGATGCTTTTTCAGGTCGGGCGTCGCAGTTTGGCGTCAGATTGCCCCCTGGGCAGACCGGAACATCAAAAAGAGGCCCCAGGAAGAGATCTCGCGAAGAGAGACGTGGTTTGTACGTCCGGCTTCTGAATAGCGCGCCTGCGTGGACAGCGCGTGAACCAACCCCCGTCAGGATCCTAGTACGTCGATGCCATTACGATGCCATAAGCTGCCGACGTTGTCGATTGAGCGGCCCACGCGCCGTTCTTCGTGATGGTGACATCGAGCCAGCCGTACTTCCCCGCGTTCTGGAACTCGCAGGAGACCATCGTGCCGGTTACTGTGTAGGTGGCAGGGACGGTTCCCTCGACAGACTGGGATGTCGAACTGCCGCCAGCGGTTATGGTCAGGTAGTTGCCGGTGAACTTCACGCTGTCGGATCCGGTGAGATACTTGAGATCCTTGTTCTTCGTCATGCCCGTGACCGTGATCACCCATGTGGAATCGGTCACAACGGGCGCAGCGATTGGCGCAGGTTCTTCCGGGATACTCACTGCAGGGCTGGCACAGCCCGCGATAAATGTCAGGAGTAGAACCACAAGAATCAGCGCGAATACTCTCCCTCTGTGCATGGTTGCCTCCCTATGATTCGATAGCATACGCTCACCCGTCGCGAAATGCAAAGGCCCCGCACGCACGAGTGAGGTGATACGGGGCATGGGTTGGTGCGCCAGTTCCCTGCGAGGGTCGGTACGCACCATATGTTGCGGGTGTGGCTGGCACCCGCTGTCCTCGGAGGCAGCATGGCATGGAGAGCCTTGCTGGCCTCATTGAGGATACCAACGCTTGCGGGTGCGCCAAATCTCTGCGAGTATTACTGACCAGTGTCACATGTGACCACGGTCGCACGGTCACGTGTGACGCAGAAGTAGGCTGCCGATGTCCGG